TAAATAAGTACAGTATGATATTTATTTTCAAGTTATCATAGATAAAGGGTCGTGAGCAACTTTTTTCATAAAATATTTATATATTGTTATAATATTATATAGTAGACTTTTAAAAAACTAAGAAAGTAGAAGTAATATTGAAGTATAGGTTTAAAACAAAACCTTATAAACATCAACTTGATGCATTAGAAACATCTTGTGAAAAAGATGAATATGCATTGTTAATGGATATGGGAACTGGAAAATCGAAAGTATTAATAGATACTATTGCTTATCTATATGATGCTGGTAAAATTAATTCAGCTTTTATACTTGCCCCTAAAGGTGTTTATAAAAACTGGGTAGGGCAAGAAATACCCACACATTTACCAGACCATATAGAATATAAGATAGCGTATTGGAGTTCTCCTTTAACAGAAAAAATAAAAAAAGATATAAAAGCGATATGGCAAGGAGATTTTGATTTACATATATTTGTTATGAATATTGAAGCATTATCTACTAAAAAAGGATTAGAGGTAGCAAAACGATTCATATTGATGGAAGACTTGGATTTAAATGTACATCAAAAATTATAGATCCTAAATGGCAATGCACTGTTGATCATAAAAATGGAATACATAATGAGGGTAGTTTATTAGCTATAGATGAATCTACTGTAATAAAAAACCATAGAGCATTAAGAACTAAGAACGCTATAGAATTAGGAAAAAGTGCGAAGTATAAAAGAATATTAACAGGTTCTCCGATTACTAAATCACCTTTAGATTTATACTCACAGTTTGCTTTTTTAGGAGAAGAATTATTAGGCTTTCGATCTTACTATTCTTTTTGTAGTCGGTTCGCAGATATGATAAGAAGATCAGCAGGATCTCATCAATATAATCATATTATTGGTTTTCGTAACTTAGATGAACTAACTACCCTTATTAAACCACATTCATATAGAGTTACAAAGGAACAGTGTTTAGATCTACCAGAAAAAACTTATACAAAAAGAGTTATCGAATTAACTCCTGAACAGAAAAAAGTATATCAAGATATGAAGAAAAATGCTGTCTCTCTTCTTGATAATATGGAACAAGTTACGGCAAATGCAGTCATTACACAATTATTAAGACTACATCAAATAAGTTGTGGTTTTGTAAATACAGATTCTGGATCTGTAATAGAATTAAAAAGTAATAGATTAACAGAACTATTAGAAATATTAGAAGAAGTAAATGGGAAAGCCCTTATATGGGCTAACTATAGACACGACATACAAATGTTAGAAAAAGTATTAAAAGATAAATATGGTGAGACTGCAGTAGAAAGTTATTATGGAGATACTCCAGGAGAAAAAAGACAAGAAATAGTAGAAAATTTCCAACACAATAAAGATTTAAGATTTTTTATTGGTCAACCAAGAACTGGAGGATATGGTCTTACACTAACTGCTGCTAATACAGTAATTTATTATAGTAATTCGTATGATCTTGAAGTAAGGTTGCAATCAGAAGATAGAGTACATAGAATAAGCCAAAAGGCTAAAGTTACATACATTGATTTGGTTGCAGAAAAAACTGTAGATGAAATAATAGTAAAAGCACTAAGACAAAAAATTAACTTAGCAACTCAAGTATTAGGAGAAGATTGGAAAAAATGGCTGATATAATTGAAAAGTTTAAAAACATAAGAAAATATAAAAGTTACTCTCATAAAGAATTAGCAGAGGGAACAAAAGTTAGTGGTATGACAATTTATAGTTGGGAGTCTAAAATGAGACAGCCTACCTTAAAAAACTTTAACGAAGTATTAAATAAAATGGGATATGAATTACAAATTAAACCAAGAGATACAATTCCATTTTATGGTGATAATAAACATTTAATGGGGTAAGTAATGGATATTAATAAATTAAGAGTAGAAATAGAAAAAGATGAGGGCTGTAAATACGAGATCTATTTAGATCATCTTGGTTTACCCACTTTTGGAATTGGTCATTTAGTTACTGAATGGGATGAAGAATATCAAAAACCTGTTGGTACAGAAATATCCGAAGATAGAGTAAATTCTTGTTTTCAAGCAGATATTCATACAACGATAGATGAATGTAAAAAACTTTATCCTAACTTTCTTGATTTACCAGAAGAAGTACAATTAATCCTTTGTAACATGATGTTTAATATGGGTAGACCTCGTCTTTCTAATTTTAAGAAAATGAATGCTGCAGTCGCAGAGGGTGATTGGATGGAGGCATCAATCCAAATGGAAGACTCTCGTTGGGCTAAACAAGTTCCTAATAGAGCAAACCGTTTAATAAAAAGAATGGAAGATGTTGCCGTTAAAGAACAAATAGCTACTTAGTTAAGCCTTTTTGTTTCTCATATGTCCTTAATCCTCCTAATCCTAACATACCCATTAGGACTGTCATAAGACTTCCCATATCAAAAGTTGGAAGATCAGGTATAGCTACACCTATATAG